GAACCAAGCCAAGAAGCACGCCAGGTTGACTTAGACCCGCCGGCTTACATGCGTGCAAGTGCCCGCAGAGGCCTTGAGTGGCATTCTGAGGGCCAATCAGGCGACGGCCTAGTAGATGCAACCATTCGTGAAGCTCGCGCCATGGCGGAAGGAAATGTGACCGCCGACAAATGGGCTCGCATTGCCGCGTGGATTCCCCGACACATTGACGATCTAAACGCGCCCGCAGCTTCCCCCGACCACCCGGCCTACCCTTCACCTGGCGTGGTAGCAATGGCGTTGTGGGGTGCTGGCGTTAATCGCAACCAAGCCGAACGGGCTTTAGAGTATGCGCGGGGTGTGGTTGGTAGAATTGAGGAAGAAAACGACGAACGGAGCACTGTGACTGGGGAAGCCAAGTCTAAACTGGAGACTCGCCACTTTTCGGGTGAGATGGAGTTGCGGGAAACTCCAGAGGGTATGCGCCTGGAAGGGTATGCGGCCCGTTTTAACGAGTTCTCGGAGCCGTTGCCGTTCCGTGAGAAGATCGCACCGGGCGCGTTTAAGCGTTCATTGCAGTCTCGCAATGATGTGAAGTTATTGTGGAATCACGATTCGTCTACCGTGTTGGGTTCGACTAGGGCTGGCACGTTGACGCTCACTGAGGACGAATACGGTTTGCGGGTGTCTGCGGAGTTGCCGGACACTCAGGCTGGCCGTGACGCTCGCGTGTTGATTCAGCGGCGGGACGTGACCGCCTTTTCGTTTGGTTTCACTGTGCCGAAGGGCGGCGACACGTGGAGCTCCGATGGTTCCGAACGTACTCTCAATTCGGTGCGCCTTTTCGAGGTTTCTACCGGTGTGGCGTTCCCGGCGTATCCGACGACGGAGGGGACTGCTACGGTTCGCGGTTTGGCCCGTGTTGCACAACGCGCACAGGTTGACGTGGACGCGCTTGCAGATGCCGTGTTGAAGATTGAGAATGGCGAGGACATTTCGTCAGACGATCGTGTAATGATTGAGTCTGTGTTGAACGAGTTGGCACCTGCCCCGGAGGAAGCCGAACCGGCTGTTTCAGAGGATGAGGAAAAGGCTCGCCAACTGTTACAGCTTAAGAAAAAGAAACTTCAACTATTGATGGGATTCTGATGGCTACTGCTAAAGAAATCGAACGTGTCATTTTGAAAGTCGCTGGTAATCCTTCGGCGGGTGCGATTAAGTCTTTGGCTCCGGTGTGGGCTGAGGAAATTGCGAAACTGGATGAACCGAAGGTTAAGCGCGCCACGGTTGCGCCGGAAGAAACCCGATGAGCCCGTGGGGGTTTCTGGGTTGGGCTGTTGCGGTGGCTGTGTCACTGATTGTTGTGGCGTTTGCGATTGCGGTGGTCATTGTGCTTGTCCGGCATTTGGCGGGTAAGGCGACTAGGACTCGTCGGACTGTAGACTCTCAGTAGCGGGGCCGGAAGGTTTCGACAGCTAGGAAGGCCACCTGTGGAGCCTAGCTGGACCACAGTTCGACTCTGTGCGGCTCCACTAGAGTGCATGCCCTGTTTTAGACTTATAGGAGCGGGTGAGCGTTAGCGCCCTCGTGAGGTTCAGCGTAAGCGCGGCCACCACACATATACGTTTATTAGGAAGGGCATTTCATGTCTGAGTTTATTAAGGCTCAGCAGGAAGTTCGCGCCAACTTGGTTAGCCAAATCCAGGATTCACTGGATGCTGCCGAGGAACGTGGCGGGCTTGACGCTGAAACCACTGAAAAGATTGACCGCATCGAGGCCGACATTCGTAAAGCCGACGAGGCGATCGCTGTTGCTAAGCGCAACGAAGAGCGTAAGCACGAGGCTTCACTGGCCGCTCGCGGTTTTGTTGTTGCTGAGGAAGAACGCACTGATGCACACATGCTCCGCGAAATTGCGGAGACCCGTGGTGCTCACACGTTCGAACGTCGCGACATTGTGTCCAGTGCTAACACTGTTCCCAAGTCGTTCTTCGACCAGGTGTTCGATGTTGCCCGTCTCGTTGGCCCCATGCTGGACGAGTCCGAGGTTATCAACACCACTAGCGGTGAAGACCTCACTATCCCGACCCTGACCGCTTACGGTACCGCTGCACTTACTGCTGAAGGTTCCGCAATTGGCGAGTCTGACCCCACCTACTCCAGCATTACACTTGGTGCTTACAAGTATGGTCAGCTCATCCAGGTGTCGCGTGAACTGGTCACCGATGCAGGATTCGACATTGAGTCGCACCTTGCTAACGCAGCCGGTAACGCGCTTGGTTTCGCTGTTAACGCCGCGTTGACCACTGGTGATGGTTCGAACAAACCTAACGGAATCGTGACCGCCGCTTCGACCGGTGTGACTGGTACCGCTACCGACGGTGTGTTCACTGCTGACGAATTGATCGAGCTTCAGTACACACTCGATGGCATGGCTCGTCGCCTGCCTGGCGTGAAGTACATGGCTAACGGTTCGACCATTGGCAAAATGCGTACACTCAAGGATGACAACGGAAACTACCTGTACCAGGTAAACGTTGGTCAGCCTGACGCGTTCGCTGGATACGAAGTGGTTGAGAACCCGCACATGGCTTCGACCGGCACTGCCGGCGAACTGCCTGTCGCGTTCGGTCACATTCCGTCCTACAAGGTCCGCATGGCTGGTGGCCTCGATGTTGCCAGCTCCGGGGACTACGCATTCAACCAGGACCTTATTACTTACCGGTTCCTGATGCGTCTCGATGGTGACCTGACCCACACGTCACACATCAAACTGTTTGAGAGCGTTTCCTAACAGTTACCCAAAAGAAACCCGGTCCCTGCTCATACGGTGGGGACCGGGTTTTTTTGTTACCCTTTAGGCATGAAACCTGAAAAGATTAATGCGGTTGTTTCGTTAGCGTCTAACAGTCCGGGAACGCCGACAGGGTATGGACAGCAAGCTCAGTTTCTTGTTGAGCGTTTGGTGAAGCATGGGATTCACACGGCGGCGATGTCGAACTTTGGCCTTGAGGCTCGCATGGATGAAATTAAGGTTAAGGGTGGAAAGGTTCCACATTATCCGCGTGGTCTGACAATGTATTCCGACGACGTGCTCCCGCAAAATCACGCTAGGCATCGAGCGGGTAGGGAGGACTTACCTCACGCCATTTTCACGCTTTACGATGCGTGGGTTTACCGTAACCCGAAACTGGATGAACTGCCGATGGTGCAGTGGACACCGGTGGATCATGTGTCGTTGCCTCCGATGGTGGCGAAACAGTTGATGAAGCGCAACGTGACGCCTATTTCGATGGCTCCGAACGGTCACGCCCTCATGAATGAAGCCGGTATAAGCAATACTTATATTCCTCACGGTGTAGACACTAAGGTAATGCAACCTACGGAAATGTTTGACGACATTCCGGCCCGTGAGTTTATGGGTGTGAAGGATGAGTTTGTTATTGGGATGGTGGCCGCGAATAAAGCCAACGGGGTGATTCATCGGAAGGCTTATGCGGAGAACCTACTGGCGACGGCTATGTTTATGAAGAAACATCCTCACACTGTTTTGTATTTGCACACTGAGCCGTCCAAGGCATACCAGGGGTTCGACCTGCCTCACTTGTTGCAGGTGGTGGGGATTGAACCGGAACGGGTGATTTTCCCTGACCCGATTAACCTCCGCATTGGTTACACCCGTAAACAGATGGCGGCACTATATTCCGCCTTTGACGTGTTGCTCGCTCCGTCTTATGGGGAGGGGTTTGGTATTCCGACGGTGGAGGCGCAGGCTTGTGGCACTAGGGCGATTGCTTCGAACTGGGCTGCGTCCGCCGATCTAGTAGCCGATGACGGTTGGCTTGTAGATGGTCACCCGCTGTGGGATGAGGGGCAAAAGTCGTGGTGGAAGGTGCCCGATGTGGGGTCTATTTTGGTGGCTCTCGAACATGCGTTCGATTCTCCCCGTGGCCCGTCTGAAGTGTCGAGGGACTTTGCGCTCGGCTTTGATGTGGATACTGTGTGGGATGAGAAGTGGGTGCCGTTCCTGAAAAACTATTTCGGCGCTTAAGCCTTCACCCCGTAAAAGTAAAGGTCTTGTGACTCGGGGTTGTACTCGAACGCATGTTCACTAAACATTGCGTTTAGGTCGAACTCTTGTTCGAAGTCTTGTTGGTTGAGGTTGCGGTAATAGTCGCCGGTGTGTGGTGATGAGCCGCGGTCTGTCCTACTTGTTCCGTGTTCGGGCCT